ACCATTGCCGCTATCTCGTTCGGTTGCCTTGCTCGTGTAGACGGTGCAGTCCCGTCCACTAAGGGTGGCATCGATCTTGACGGTCGCCCCATTACCTGCGTAGAAGACTGGCAACAAGGATTGGGCATCATCCATTATCAGGAGGGTGAAGGACCATTTCACCCTGAGATGCTCTGCATCCATGACGGAAAGATGTTCTACAAGGGCAAAGTCTTTGGTGATTGATGACTACCTTGGTGGCGGTTCAGGGAGACGGTTTTGTTGTCGTAGGGTGTGACACCCGTATTTCCTATACCGATGAGTCTGGTGTCCCTTACCAGATCATGTCCATGGGGTCAGGAACTAGCAAGGTTGCCCTAAACGGCAAGTACCTTCTAGGAGCCGCTGGTGATATGAGGGCTATCAATATCCTTCACCACGTGTTCCAACCACCAGTTCCACCGCCCAATACAAAGGGCAAGAAACTTGACGCATTCATCGCTAACAAGTTCATCCCGGCTCTTAGAAGTTGTTTTGATTCTCAGGGGTATTCTTTACCAGATGGTAAGGAAGACAAAGAGCACATTGCCCAACACAGTTCGTCGGTGTTGGTAGTTGTAAATAAGCACATCTACATAATTGACGGAGACTACTCGTGGACCACCGACGCCACTGGCCTATACGCCACCGGATCGGGGTCTATGTACGCTCTGGGGGCGTTATCAGTATTAATTGGTACTAAGAAGCCCCAACAGTCTCAGACCAAAACAGCGGTCCTTAAAGCCCTTCAGATCGCCTCTAAGTTCGATCCTTTCACAGGAGCGCCTTTTAACACATTCATACAAACCTAGTATTATTGATTTATCCCTAATACAGGAGTTGTGATGAACAAAGGTTCACAGGTAACTGACCAGACTATTAAGGGCGTCGTTGTAGGCGCCGTTGCTTACTTCCTTGCCAAAGGCAATGTTGACCCTGCTATTCAGGCGTCGATTATCCCGATTATTACGGCAGGTCTTGCTTACGCCAGCACCATGGTTGGTGACAAGAACGTCGCTTCCTTCCTTGCCAAGATTGCTAAAGAAGCACCAAAGATTATTGAGGAAGTAGAAAAAGAAGTAGTCAAGGCTAAGGCCGCTACCAAAAAGACTGCCCCTAAGAAGAAGTAATGCCAAGGCGCAAGTACAACCCCGAAGAGGTTGTTGAAAAGACTAAAGATCAAGGCTTTACGGTCCAACCAGACACTGGTGATGTGCCAACAAGTGGCACAATGGTTTCAATTCCGGGGCACGAGCAACCCGTACCGATTGACGAATTAACTTCTCAAAAAGTTGAATCGTTTGTAGAAAACCCGTCTAGATCACATTTGTTTTCTAACCCATCCATGTATTTAGGTACATGGAGGTCTTCGGACTATGGATTTGATGCTGGAGTTCTGGATGTTTCTAAGAACTTTAAAGATACCCCTGAAGGGTCACGCCAAGCACGTTCAGCGGCTATGTCCGGAGACCAGTGGGCGATTTGGAACCTTGATCGTGGCGTTCCTGAAGTAAACCTTGCAAAGCCTGAAGTACGACAAAAAGTGCTAGGACACGGTATTGAAATTGGAGAAACTCCAGAAGAGTACGTGGCATCTGATGCACCAGTTGGGACCCATGTTTCTTATGGTTACCTAACTAAACCACGTTATTCGTACCGTAACGGGAGACGGGCACTTGAAGGTGGCGTTGGGCAAGGGATGTTTATATTCCCCGGAATGGTGGAAAACATTGACGAGACTGAGGCAAAACGTCAAGAGAACTTGAAAACGCAAAGATCAAATGCAACCGCACAGCGGAAAGAACGACAAGAAAAGAAAAAGGCCACTGAGAGAGTCTCCATGCCTACTCTGTTTTGACCTAGTATAGGTACGATACAATTTAGTAACTCTTATAGGAACAAAAGGCTGATTTAATGGCTATTGACTTTTGGTCACCATCATACCGAGCATCTTCGAGTGACCTCACCGTTGCCATATCCCCTCTTGGTCTTGTTGAACTTGCTGACGAAGAGTTTGAAGTCCACGGCCCCCGTCTTAACCGCTATTCAGCGGCTTGGGCGTGGTATTTGGGGCACCACTGGTCGTACCGCAGGGAGATGGGCGAATCTCAGTTCTACATGAACTATGTCCGCACTTTGTCGGATTACATTACAAACTTCTGTTTTGGTAAGGGCATTCAATTCCGTGTGCCCGAGCAGAATGGCGCAATCATCCCTCACCTACTTCACAATGTCTGGGAAGTGGACAACAACAAACACTATGTCCTTTGGGAAATGGGACAGTTGGCATCAGTCACTGGAGACTGCTTCGTTAAGGTTGCATACGAAGAGCCTTACGTTGACAGCATCGGACTTGGTCACGAAGGTCGCATCCGTATTATCCCGTTGAACCCGGCGCACTGCTTCCCTGAGTACCACCCACACGACCGTGATCGTTTGCTCAGGTTTAAACTTAAGTACCGTTTTTGGGGAACTTCTCCTGAAGGTACACGTCAGGTATACACCTTTACTGAAATACTTTCTGAAGACAGCGTTCAGCAGTTCATCAATGATGAGTTGATCGACGAGTACCCGAACGCCATCGGCACTATTCCGATAGTACATATTCCAAACACAACAATCTCTTCATCCCCTTGGGGACAAAGCGACGTGTGGGACGTAATACCGCTGAACCGTGAGTTGAACGAAAAGATGCTCGAAGTATCTGACATCATCAACTACCACGCCGCACCTGTAACCATCATCACTGGTGCTAAAGCAAGTCAGTTGGAGCGTGGTCCTAAGAAGGTTTGGGCAGGTCTTCCTAAAGACGCCAGCGTTTTTAACCTTGAATCTAAGGGCAATATGGCAGGCGCTCTTGAATACGTAAATGTTATTAAGCGCACAATGCATGAAATTACAGGCGTTCCCGAGACCGCCTTAGGTCAGTTCCAGCCCGTTTCCAACACTTCAGGCGTTGCATTGGCTATTCAATATCAGCCTTTGATGAACCGCTACATGATGAAGAAAATCCACTTCACAAAAGGTCTAGAAAGAATCAACGAAATCGTTATCCGTACTGCGGCGGTATTTAAGCCGGAAATGTTGCAGTACAACCCAATGATTGCGGCTCAACCAGAGCCAGACCAGTTGACACAACTTGATCCACGGGACCCGTTGATTTACAGAACAGAAATCCACTGGCCCGAGCCGTTGCCTGTCGATGTTCTTATCAAACTTAATGAGGTTCAAGCGAAGATGGGTCTTGGCCTTGAATCCAAGCGTGGCGCACTGCGTTCTCTTGGCGAAGAGTTCCCGAACGAGAAGATGCTTGAAATCTTTGAGGAACTTCGTGACGACGCACTTGATCAAGGGGCACTTGACATGCTCAATGCCCAAATACAGATGGCAGTTATGATGACCACCGGAATGGTTCCTAATGGTGCTCAACCAGCAGGTCAAGAAAGTGGTAATGTAACTCCTGCTGGAGAAGGAAACCCTAACGAGGGTCCACTCCCCGGCATGGGGGCACTCCCCCAAATTGAAGAAAACCTGATGAACCAAATTGTCTCAAAAGCATACGGTGCTCGGTTCGCCCAGCGTCGTGTGCCAAATGAAGAATAAATAGTTAATTAAAAGAGTCCGTAATAGTTCAACTAAGTGAGGTAATCACATGGCTAAGACCAACGTCCCCGAAGGGGACATCGTAATTGTCCCTGCCTTTGAGCAGGGTCACGACGAGGTAACAAACCCACAGCCCAAGGGCAAGGTTTTTACCGAAGACGAGGTAGAGAGAATCCGTCAGCAAGAGAAGGACAAACTCTACAAGCGCATTGAAGAGGCTGACGTCCGTGTCAAGAGCATGGAAGAGCAGATGGCAGAACTCTCCGCAGAGCGAGAGGCCGCTCGTAAAGAAGCCGAAGATAAGGCCCGTAATGAGCAGGAATTGATCCGCCAGCGTGAGGAAGCAGAACTGTCCGCTAAGGACCTTCTTCGTAAGCGTGAGGACGAGTTCAACTCAAAACTTGAGGCAATTGATCAGGATTACCGCCGTCGCTTTGAGGAAATTGAAGCACAGCGCACCCAACAGGAAGCCTTGCTAGAAAAAGAACGCCGACTTCAGGAAATCAGTTCCTACGCAAGTCGTCGTGTGTCTGAAGAGCAGGAAAACATCATTCCAGAGTTAATTGATTTAGTTTCTGGTAACACGGAAGAAGAGATTGAAAATTCAATCGCAGTACTTCGTGAACGCAGTTCTGCTATTATTGATTCTATCCAGCAGGCGACTCAGCAACAGCAGGGTCGACTGAGGGGAGTGTCTCCAACGGCACCCCCCATTGGGCCAATGGAAACTCAAACGGAATACCAAACTCTGACAGCGGATGATATCCGCAATATGCCGATGGATCAGTATGTAAAGATGCGAGACAGGCTCCTTCAATCACGACCCAACCGAGGTCGTTTCTAAACCCAAAACCAAACACTATCCACGGAGGATAAAGAACCATGGCCCTTCCCGGTCCCGTAGGAGGCGCAATCACTGGTGCCGACCTTAGTGCAATCAGCACGACAGGTTACTCAAGTGATGCAACCCTCTCCCCAGCAATTCAGACCATCTGGTCTAAGGAAATCCTGTTCCAAGCGATGCCAATTCTTCGTTTTGAGCAGTTCGCAGTTAAGAAGACTGAACTTGGCGTTATGCCGGGTCTCACAATCAACTTCGTGCGTTACAGCAACTTGTCAGTCGACCAGTCAACTGGTGCAGAACTGACCGAAGGTGTTCGTATGGAGCCTGTGGCACTCAGCGCAAGCCAGATTCAGATCACCGTCAAGGAACAGGGTCAGGCTGTTGCCGTCACCGAACTGTTGCTCAACGCATCGTTCGACGACGTCATGGCTTCGTCTTCACGTCTCCTCGGTCGTCACATGGCACAGAGCATGGACATTCAGGCTCGTAACACCCTCTACAAGGCTGGTGTTCCGTTCTCTGGTGGTGCCGCTGTTGCACCGAGCGTTGTGTTCGGTCGCACTGCCGCCGCAAGCCGTGGCTCCATCAGCCCATACGACGCTGGAACCCTTGGTTCGGCTTCTGCTCCCGGCTACCTCTCACCTGCGGCTATTAAGGACGCAGTTGAAGTTCTTGCCAGCCAGAACATCCCACGTCTTGGCGACACCTACGTCTGCTTCGTTCACCCGGCGCAGGCACGTTCGCTCCGTGACTGGCCTGAGTTCATCGAAGTCACGAAGTACGCCGCTCCCGGCAACTTCATGCTTGGTGAAATCGGTCGTATCTACGACGTCGTGTTCATCGAAACCACTCAGGTGGCAAAGGGCCTTGACGCTACAGCAAGCACCGCTCCGCTGTTCGGCCTCGGTTCGGAACTTGACACCAGCGGTTCCGCTGGCTTCCAAGAGAACGCCGACGCCTTCAACGCAATCATGATCGGTGACAATGCCTTTGGTCAGGCAATTGCCCTCCCGGTTGAACTGCGTGACGGTGGTGTGATCGACTTCGGTCGTGAGCATGGTCTCTCGTGGTACGCAATCTGGGGCTTCGGTGTAATCACCCACGAGTCCCGTGTCATCATAAACACTCTCGGTGGCGCAATTTCCTGATTCTAGGAAATGCTAGTGTTATGGGGGTGGTCTTCGGGCCACCCCCATTGCCACATTAAAACTTAATTTAAGGAGAACCAAATGGCAAAGAATGTTGCTAAAGCATTATTCGCAGAACCAGTAGAGGAAGAGGAGACCGTTGCGGTCCCTGCTCAGGAAGTGACCTCTGGTAACAAGAGAGCACGTATCAAGGGAACATGGACCATGCACTGGGGCGGTAAGAACTACCCGTTCCAAGATGGCAAAACCTACATCATTCCCGAGGGCCTCTTCAATCACCTTAAGGCATACGGAAACATTTACGACACTCTCTAATCTGTAGGTAGGCGATGGCTAAATCTAAAAAAACAAAACCATTGTCTGGACCAACCCCCGAAGACGAGATCGAAAGTGCAACTGCCGAGGACATAGTTCCTGACGGCTATACACGTTGCCAAGCCGTTGGTAATAACAACGTAATATGGCATAACAACGTCTATACCTTAGAAAACGGAAGCATCTATACTGTACCTACAGATTTATTCGACTTTTTGAGTAAGTCAAAAATGGTTTCGTCCGTAGGAGTGTAGAGTGAGTTTTAACATCCCTAACGCCGTTGAATTTGGCGTGAATATTAGAGCGCTTGACCAATCCGAGCCGGACTCAGTTGATTTTCAAATCCTTGGTAACCGCTCATCTGGTGTTCTTTCTGGTGGCGCAACAACCACAGTAGTGGCTGGGTCTGGTGGCGGTTATCTAGATATCACACTAAGTGCTGTTGAGTTTGTATTTCAGGGCGCATACAAATCTGTGTCTGGAGCGACTGTAACTATTGACGCCGCTGAAGCCAGTCCCCGTTTTGATCTTATTTGCGTAAACGCTTCCACCCTAGCCTTTCAAATTGCTAAAGGAACAGCAAGCGCCTCAAACGCAATATTCCCTGCTATACCAGCCAATTGTGTAGTTCTTCACGCTGTTTTTGTTCGTAGCGCAGAGTCTCCTAGTGCCTTACTAGTTGTAGACAAGCGTGCTCTCATATCTAACCCAACCGTTAGAACTGGTACAGCGGCACCATCTGGTGGTTCTCAAGGAGAGTTTTATCTCCGTACTGGTTTTTCTGAAGGAACTGGTCAATCAGCACTTCACTTTAAAAATGATACTGGTTGGGAAAACCTTGCGACCTACGATCCACTAACACTGACCCCAGTAGGCGCAATCGTTGCATGGCCCGTATCTGCCGTTCCATCTAGGTGGTTGGAGTGTAATGGTCAAGCGGTTAGCCGTACAACCTATGCGGCTTTGTACGCCCTATTGGGTACAACTTTTGGAGTCGGAGACAACTCCACGACTTTTAATCGTCCGAACTACAACGGATATTACCTAGTGGGTGGTGCACCAACTAATGCCTCGGCTGGTGCGGCTACTGCTACTTTGACCACGAGCAATTTGCCCTCCCATAGCCATGACTTGTCGGCGTACGATGCCCACACACATACATGGTCTGAGGCTGGGCACACCCACACGACGGCGTCTCATAACCATACTCAGAATGCCCACAGCCATACTGATAGCCATACACACAATACAAACATTGTGCACGACCATGAGATAACTGAGGCCGCCCACGATCACGGGATGCAACATTATCATTTTGTAAATGGCACCACGGCTAGTAATGGTTCGCACACTCACAGCACATTTTATGCAACAGCAGGAAACACTAGCAATAACGCCGTTGGTTTTACGTGGATTCAAGAAGTTGGTAGAGACACAACTCAAACCACATCTGCTGGGTCACATACCCACACACTAAATATCTTCTCCGGTGGTTCTCAAGCCGATGCTTTTGGTAACACTAAGATTGAAACTGGTACTCGCAAAACAAACCTAACGGTTGACTCCACTGGAACCTCAAACAAGACTTCTGGTGCACGTAGTACTGGTTCTACTGATGCGACTACCGCTGTAAACAACTCTGCAACTGTGACCGTTAACAGTGCGGCACTTAGTGGTACTACTGCCGCTTCTGCCATTGCGTCCCCAACAACTGACGCAACAGGTGGCGGAAATGCGTTTTCAATAATTCCCCCGTCTTACCCTGTTCGCTGGATTATCAAGGCAGAGCAATGACCCGTGACCTACCTCTCCCAGAGGGGACGGTTACGGATATTACCCGTGTTCGTAGGACATTTGTACACCGCCACCGTGAAGAGCATTCCCAAATAAACCAACCTGCACAGGACACCGTTCCCGGCGAAGGTTCTGGAGATCAGTAAAATAGTATTATGGCCCATGCAACTACTTTGACTCCACTTTCAAGAATCGTAGAAGTAGCACGAAACTACCTTCGTGACTTTCCTAAGTTCTTTCAGGTTAGTTTTGATGGTCTCGGGCGCACCTACGAACTGGGACAGCCCAACATTGATTCAACGACTTTGTGGATTGCCACGACAGTTGGTGCCAGCGCAACGGAACTAACCACCACCCAGTACAACTTAGACGCCCGTAACGGGGTTCTACGTTTGGCATCTACCCCTGCTTCTGGGTCCAAGATCATGGTTGAGGGTTATTACTACGAGTGGATTCTTCCAGCAGATTTAGAGTTTTACGCACAGCGTTCAATCAATTATCACCAGAATACGATCAAATACGATCTGTCTGCGGTAACCCCTGCCGTAATCGACGTTGTGGGCTTAGGTGCCCTTGTAGAGGCTCTACAGGCCCTTATGACGGAGTATGCCCGTGACATTGACGTTATGACGTCTGAATCCATACACATCCCCGGCTCTCAGCGTTTCCGCATGCTTCAAAGCCTTGTTGCTATGTGGGATGCAGAATACCGCCGTCACGCTAACAACCTCAACATTGGTCCTGAGAAGATAGATACGTTTAATCTACGTCGTATTTCTCGAACGACCAATCGTTATGTTCCTCTGTATCTCGGTAAAGAGATTGGCGAATACGGACCAATGGAGCGCATCTTTATTGAACCAGAGTCTGGGCATATCCAGATTGAGGACGAAAGTGAAACACTACGAGACGACGTCTATATTGACACGTATCCGCCACAAGGTATTACGACGAATGCGTTCTTCTGATGGATGTACGCCGAGAACTACATAACATACGTAGGCATTACAGGAACTACCACCGTGATTACGGGGAGTCCATTGTCTGGTTTGAGTACCTGACACACACCGCCCCTGCCAGCGCTGGCTCTCTGTACGATGACGTCTACGATGAGGGCACCGAGGGGGCTAACGGTAGGCGCTATCGGGATGGAATCATTGTTCCGGTGCTGATGATCTCCGAAACTGAAGACCAGAGACGAGCCATCCCAGAAGGTCGCCAGACCGTAGAGTTGACCAGTTTTGTTGCCTCACTAGACGACTGGAGACGGGCTGGCGTAACTGACCCGTACGAGTACAGGCACCACCTCAATGACATGTTCCTGTACGACGGTCGTTATTTTAATATTGCGTCCTACCGAGTCAGGGGACGGGCACGGGACGACGTCCTCATTGTTGTCGAAGGTTATGAAACCTATATCAGCGAAGAGATGCCGAACGATCCGGGGCCTGCTTCTTTAGGGATTACGAACCTTCCGTGGCCTTCAACGCTTTCTGGAAACTGATAAAATAAATAAGTCTGATGAGCGTCAGACGATACAACGCCTAGAAACGCAAGGAAGCCGATGGTTGCTACCTCATCACGCAAAAACACTGCCGCAAGCGTTTCTAGACCCGTTGTTTCTGGGGTTCCGTCTCAATTAGATTATCTTTTTGAAATCATTTTAAACCCCGGCTCTTTTGTGGCAAACGCCGTCAATAAGGCTTTGACGGAAGAGGTGGGTGAACTTCGCACCGTTCTAAAGTGGTCTCACGTTGAGTACACCACGATCACAAACAAGTTTGATATTGAATGGGATGATAAAGCACAAGCATTCACTTATGTTGTAGAAGGAGCGCTCGGTAACAGAGCACGGGAAATCGAATACGGAACCCCATCTGAACCTGCCGCCCGTGTACAAACTACTGCGGCAGTACATCGTTCTAGTTATCTAGAAAGAAGGATTCAGAAATATCTTGACGAAGAGTTGGGCATTGCATGAGCCGAGTCGGGTTTCTCCTTGCTGAAGATGAAGCGATCAAAATTAGGTTCTCTGACATCACCGTGTCAGACGACCGTGAAGCGTCACGACCAGTGCAGGTCTTCTTTAGGTACCCAGACGGTGAAACTGAAAAGCATTATCCGTTTATCACCATTGAACTTATTGACATCGTACACGCCAAAAACCGTCAACATTCTGACCACGAGTTGTACGCCTATGTTGAGTCTGGTGGAGAAAACGACTGGATACTCAACAACCCAGCCCGTATTGAATACTGGCCCAGTACAAACAGTAACCCCTCAGCAGGAGTTACAGATGCAGGTGTCATCTACCTCCAAACTAACGAATTTGTTCCTGTAGACATTCTTTATCAGGTTTCTACCTATACCCGTAGTGCCCTGCACGACCGTCAATTAAGTTCTAAAATACTCTCAAAGATTGCGCCCTTCAGATTTAATTCTATTTATGTAGCGGCGGACAATACCTCTAGAAGGTTTGAACTTCTGGATTGGACAACGGCAGACCTTTTAGATTCCGAAGCCGGATATCGAAAAAGGATATTCCGTAAAATCTATACGTTGCAGATGTCGGCAGAAATGCCTTCGTCTGACCTACTCGGCATCAAGCAAGTACAGTCTGTACAGACTACAATTGATTACAACCTGTGAACACTGTTTCTACCCCTGTTTTTAATTTTTAGGAGAACTAATGGCATACGAACGCCCCGGAGTGTATGTTCGTGAGACACCTATCTCGTCTGCTGTAGCAACACGGGTTTCTCAGACCGTAACCGCCTTCCTCGGAACCGCAGACCGTGGTCCGACCACCCCCACCTACATCAACTCATGGAGCCAGTACAAGCAAGTATTTGGCGAACTTGATACGACTATCGACCTTGGTTATGCCCTCTACCATTTCTTTGCAAATGGTGGTCGTGACGCTTACATCACCCGTGTTGTTGGAACCAGTTCTGTTGCTTCAACAGCCGTCTTTTCAGGAACCGTAGACGGTGCTTCTGGACCATCAACCATTTTTACGCTTCAAGCGGCGTCTACTGGCACTTGGGGTGACGATCTGTCGGTTGAAATCGTGTTCGATAAGAACAGCCTTGAAGACCCAGAAGGCACACCGTACTTTAAAAAGGCAACGGTCTTTAGCCTTATCGTGTCACTTACTACTGGTTCTTCTACTGTAGAGGTAGAGCGCTGGCAGGAACTGTCGGTTGACCCAACATCTAGCCGTTTTATCAAGGACGTTCTTGACAACTTCTCTAAGTACGTAAAGGTTTCTGGAAGCGTAACTACCATCAGCGCTTCTTCTGACATTGCTGTTGCTGGAGTTTCGGCTGGAGACTACACCATCTCATTGACCTTCTCCGGTGGTGCAAACGGTAGCGCCGTTACTTCTGCAAACTGGGCTACTGCTGTTGATGCACAAGATGCAGTCGACGGTCCAGCGGTTATGAACCTCGTAGGTCAAACCTCCGCAACCATTGTTAACGACGCATTGTCATACGCTGACAATCGTGGTGACGTTTTTGTAATCATTGATTGCCCACTGACAGACACCAGCAAGGCAAACATTCAGTCCACAATCTCTAGTTACAACTCAAGTGGCTCGGGTGCGGTGTACTTCCCATCTCTTAAGATGGTTGACCCTGCACGTAGTGGTCCGGCGGCTATCCGCAACACCTACGCTGGTGGAGCGGTTGCTGGTGCTTATGCTCGCTCTGAGGCTACACGTGGCGTTGCCAAGGCCCCTGCTGGGTACACCCTTGACATCCGTAACGTGGTTTCACTGAACGCCAGCATTTCTGATGCGGATCAAGGAGAGTTGTACAACTCAGACCATGTCAACTTGTTCCGTGTTGTTCCGGGTGTTGGAGCAATTATTAACGGTGCTCGTACCCTTTCAAAGGTACGTCCTGACAAGTTCATCACTGTTCGTCGTTCACTTAACTACCTCCGTACGGTTCTTAAAAACCAAACAGAGTTTGCAGTGTTTGAGCCAAATGATCAGCGCCTGTGGGACAAGATCAACAACCGTTTGAATGCATCACTTACAGCGTTCTGGGCGTCTGGTGGTCTTAAGGGTGCAACCCCCGGCGAGGCTTTCTACATTGTTTGCGATTCGACCAACAACACGGAATCATCGATTGACGACGGGTTTGTAAACATCGACGTTGGGGTTGCCTTGCAAAACCCTGCTGAATTTATCGTTATCAATATCAGCCAGTATTCTGGTGGACTTCAATAATTAGGAGTTAAATCTAATGGCAGACGCAATCGTTCAGAGAACAGACCCGTTGAGGAACTTTAAGTTCCGTGTGGCTATTCTCCCTATTGGTGAGACCCTTGATTCCTACCTTAATGGTGTAGGGGAAATTGGGTTTGCTCAGGTCGGAGACCTTTCGGTAACCAATGACATCATCTCTTACCGTGAAGGTGGCATGAACACCCATCCACATAAGATGGTCGGTCAGTCAGACTTTGCTCCTGTTTCCTTTACACGTGGTGCTTTTGCTAAGCAGGATCAACTGTGGAAGTGGCAGAAGTTCATGCATGCATGGCTCGGCGGTGGTGTAACCGGAGGTCAGGGACTCGCCAACACCGATGACAACTACCGTTGTAACATCGTTGTCAAGGTGTACGATCACCCCCACACCGCAAGTGGTCAGGTAACCAACGGAGACGGACAACTACGTTACGCCTACGACGGTGGGACGCTCAGCAACTCAACCAATGGTAACGTAGTACCCGGTAAGGTTATGTTGCAATACAAACTGTATAACTGCTGGCCCGGTGCGTTTGCACTCACGGGTCTCAATGCTGGAGACAATGGTATTATGATCCAGCAGTTGACCGTTCACCACGAGGGTTTTTACATCTCGTGGGACGGTAGCGATATTACCGACTAAGAAATATAAAACTAGGAGAACAAGATGGATTTGGCTTCTGAAGCCAATGCCTTATCAGAGGCTATTGCTGAACCCTTGCCAGAAATTAGGCCCACCCCAGATGCAGTTGTACAACTGTTCAAAGGCGCCTTTAACCCTGAAACATCATTGTGGGAAACTACTGCATTAGTCAGGGAACTTACTGGTGAGGATGAAGAGGCCCTTGCAGGCTTAGACACCAAACTGTTGTACGCCGAATACATGTCCTTTTTGTTAAAGAGGTCTGTGGTTTCTATTGGTGGAATCAACATTACAAATAACCCAGAGGTCATTGACAACCTCATTATTGGAGATCGTGACGCCCTTTTTATTGGTGTGGTAAACGCCACTTACGGCACAACACGTGATTATCAGATGCTGTGCCGTGCGTGTAATGAATCAAATGACATCCAAGTAGACACCAGCACTTTTAAAAACCGTAAAGTCTCACATGACCCCAAAGAGTTGTTAAAGGTTTCTCTAAAGGACGGCTCAACAATAAGCCTCCGCATACCTACTGGTGCGGACAGCATTTACGTTGCTAAAAAAGCCAAGACTATTCCAGAGCAAAACACCTTGTTGATTGAGCGCTGTGTTGTTTGGGAACAAAGTGACGCAAAAACCCCAGCAAATACTGCATTGTGGGCAAAGAAACTGAACATGTCAGATAGGTCCGCCCTAGTCTCGGCACTGACCGCCAATCAGCCGGGACCGGAAATTGAGGAGGTGAACGCCCACTGTGCACATTGTGGAGAACCATTTACGATGTACTTAGATTGGGTCTCACTTTTATTCGGCTAATATTGTAGATACCTATTGGGAATACGATTTGATCGCCTCGTCTTACAAGGGCTTTACGCTCGCTGATATCAAAACGATGACAGTCCGCCAACGTGACTATTGGGTAGCCATGGGGAAATGGCGTAATTCGAGGAAGTAATTAGACAATGGCAGAGAAAAGTGCGTCAGACGGAGGTCTAGCAGGTCGCTCCAGTGGCGGCAAGATGGCTGACGTCCGCACTAAATTCAAGGTTGATGCCGAAGGCATGAACAAGGTCGTTACTGGTTTTAAAGCCATACGCACCGATGTTGAATGGCTTAAAAAGAATCTTGATGGTGTAATCACCCAAGTTTCTGACCTTGCTAAGGCGCTGGGAGATGCTGGTCAAGCCTCTTCTGGTTTAGGTACTGGTTTAAGCAAATCCACCACTACTACCGCTAATCAAATTTCTACAGTAAATAAAACTGGTACTACAAAAGTACAAGCCCAAGGAACTACCACCCCGGATGGCGCCCCTGCTTCTGGCAAGTTCCAAAACTTTATGGGCAAAGCCGGGGGCTACATGGCGGCGGCTGACGGCGTTATGAAAATAGTTGGCGGAACCATTGGCGCCATTGATAACCGTATTGATTCCGCATACGGAGAAATGCTTGCCAATGATCGTCTTGCTGTCTTGTTTCAGCAGACCATGGGTATTAGCCAGCGCCAATACATTGACAAACTACGTCGACCATTAGTCGACCAGCGCCTTGGCGAAGGCGGAATGAATGCGCTATTAGGGTTACAAGCACAAACAGGTCTTCTAGCAAGTAATCAGGCTTCCTCTGTATCGGCCCTACGAGCCGCTACAGGCTACATGTACAGCGCTCAGGACCTTACACAGGCCATGGCTACATTGGCTAATCCTGCGGTCAACAACCGACTAACAATGACCCTTGGTACTGGTATGTATGGCATTGGTGGTGGGCAACGACCCATGCTCAAGGTATTCCAAGACATTGTTCAAGGCGCTGGTCTTACCAATGAAAGCGTTGTTAAAGGTGCCATGCAAATTGGATCGGTCACCAGAGCACGTCTAGCCGCATATGGGTTGCCGGAAGACATGCAGAACATGCTTTTGCAGTACGCCCAAGCCAACATTAATTATAAGAAAAAAGGTGGCTCTGGAATGTACGACCCGTCCCGTGATGCGGACCGTCGTCGTATGGGGATTGAGGACAACTTTGCTACACAATTTGAAGAGACCCAAAGGACGTCCCAAGAAAGAAATGAGCGCTTCTACAGTCGGCAAGTGGATAACTACGCCAAATTAGAGGAACAAACACAGAGACTCATCAACGCATTTGCGGCTCTTGAGGACCGACTATCAGGTCTTATTGGCGCTCGCCTTAACCAACGTAATAATCCACTTTTCAATATTGGTAAGAAGGTTCTTGGTGGGGCCGCAATGATTGGTGGAGCGGCGATGGGATTCTTCGCACCAACCGCTCCTTTTGCTCCATTCGTAATTGGGGCTGGAGCCGCCGCCACATTTGGTGACCCACCATTAGGTAGATCAAGGTCAACCAGACCAGCAGGTACTGTTAAGCCCACCACTAAACCCACCACTGGCATGTACTCAACTCCTGATCCACAAGTTCCGATTGGGTTTAGTCTTGCAAAGGCATATCCACTGAGCCAACTAAACAAATGGTCCAGTTTTGGAAACATGGACCCGACAATGCAAGCACGTGTTTCTAACCTTCTCAGAGATGCACTAGCGTCAGGTATTCACGTAGGTGTTGGTACTGGTTATAGAACCAATTCAAAAGAAGAATTTCTAAAGCGCTACCAACCAGCCAAGGCAGGAGAAGAAGCAGACTGGACCTTTGAAGGAAAGCCTTACAAATTGAAGGCTGGTGCTGTGCCATATGCACCACCCGGACAGTCCATGCACGAGGCTGGTTTTGCAATCGACATGTTTGGAGAGACTGCGAGGCTGGCGGAGTTCATTGACAAAAACCCACAGTATGGTCTACGCCATTTCCGTGACGAGAACGGTGAAGATTGGCACCTCCAACCAACTGAGTTACCCGACTCGTTTGCAGGTCTTGGTATTTTTGGTCAAGTTGAGGGTTATTCCAAGACTGGTATGGAACAGTATGAAGCATTTAAGTCCAAGAACCCTGCTTCTAAAACGTACCAATCTCCATTTGTAAAAGAGGCTTTTGCGTCTGGTGTGTCACCCCATGGCACTCAGATTACATCTGCTGGTGGTACGAGCAGTTCACCATCTAAAAGAAGTGTAACAACTAGTGGGTCGTCATACATGACTTCTGGTCAAAGTTCAAACCAACCATTGGCAACACAATTAAAGAGAATCCCTATCTATTCTCAAATGAACTACCGAGACCAGATGAGGATGATGAGTATTGGAGACCCACAGCCTTATTCATTTACTACACCGTATCCAATGGCTGGGACTACAACGACAAGTGGGGATATCAACATATCGGTATCGCCCACTTTCCACATCACTTCCTCTGGTAGCACAGACACTGACGGTAAACGTGTTGCTCAAGAAATGGTTAAAGTTATTGAACGTGAAATGAAACTAGCAATGATGAGGAAGTCGTAATGGCAGACACCCCGAAAACAGTAGATCGTTACGCCCTTAATACTTTCTATAACTTTGCTGAATACGAGTCCGGAGTATTTAACGTCGGTGAAGAGCAAACAGTTCTTGCCGGAGACAACCCTCCTTTTATCTATCCTTCTAAGTACCTTAAAAACTCCGCTACTGGGACGTCTGTAAAACTACAGCGTGGCTATATTCGTATGGTTTTGCCAAAGAACGACTTGATCACCGATAACTCTTTGGAGCGCAAGCGCCTACATTTTCAGTTCAATCCCGACTCTATTACAAGAAGCGTTACCGCTCGTAACGACATCCAAATGTGGATGAACCAATCACCAGAACAGTTAACACAACCAATTCCGGGTGACTCAAACTTTGGTTTTCGATTGTTGTTTAATCGTGAGCCAGATGTGTACAGCGGTACTTATAGTTTTGATAACAGCACTAGTAGTAAAATTGTTGTAGATGCTGGACAAGGTAGCCAAGAGTTAGACATCTCTACAAATAAAGCAAGTGACAACTATATTAACTATACATCTGCGACTGATATTGGCGTTCTTGCTGACGTTATGGTGTTTGACAGCATTATCGGTCAAGGTATTAACAGCGACCTTGTTAACTATTTAAATACACGTGCTGAACGGTACCGCAAGTACAGTCAAGCGCAATACGATTTGACTTACGCTGATTCAGAGGAAGCGCCCCCAAGACCGCAGGATTTTGACACAGATCAAGCAAGCAACATATTAAATGCCAACTTTGGTAACGCCGCTTTCTTGATTTCCAATCCTGTGCGTGTGGTCTTTTCTTCTTTATTTATGGTAGAGGGATACATTACTAATACTCAAGTTGTATTCAACAAGTTCAGTCCAAGCATGGTTCCAGTTCAATGTTTTATAGACGTTACTATGCAGGCTCTTTACATTGGACATGCTCGTAAAGATACGTTCCTTACTAAGTCGTTTGAGATTGCTGATCAAGTTGTTGACGAGGCTATTGGATTACAAGAGCAACAAGCACAAGCCGCCAAGGAACTCGGTAAAAACCTATTCCAGTGGGTTAAAGAGGGGAGGGACACCGACATCTCACCCGGCGCAAAGAATACAAACAAGCCCATCGGTTTGTCATCATTTGGTTTTGGAACATACGGGTTCGATGATGACACAGGAGACGACTTTGCAGAATTTATATATTTAAGAACAAAAGCCACTCAAGAACTTGATGACAACATAAGTAATGGCACAATAACTGACATAACGGCAAATGCACGTTTAATTATTGAGTATCTAGGAAGAGCGCTACCAAAGGGTGCTTTCTATAAACCTGATCCATATCAAAACCTAGGCGTAATTGTTGACGCTCAAACAACTTCAGGATTTAATAAAGGTGACTTAACTGATAGTAATGGTGATACTCGGACTCTAAAACTACAGACCACTAGATTAGTTAATGCTTTAACTATTCCGGATGAAGACAATGATGCAAAATATAAAATTACTTTTACTTGTGACTTTGAAGTATCTTCAGACATTGCTGGTTCTATAATCGCTGAACAGCAGGCTTATGGTGAATGGACTTTAAACTATACCGAACAACGGGATTTAAAGCCGTGGGGTGGAGATTATCCACCTATTACTTTACGTCAACGACCAGCGGAGGATTAAGCATAGTGGCTCTTAGAACATCATCTCGGTACACCTACCAAGCATCGTCATCAGATGAAAAGTTGGTTGCGGTTCGTAAAAAGTCCGCACCATCATCGGCATACTCTAAGTACGTCTCCAGAGAAGGAGACTCCTTTGAAATGATCGCCAGCAAAATATTCAATGATCCAACTCAATATTGGAGAGTGGCTGACATCAACCCACAGGTTAAGTTCCCAGATATCATTCCTGCTGGTACCGTTATCCGCTTACCAGCATGATTTTTAAAAGTAACTATCCGGGGTCTCCGGATACCTCGGTGGTAATTAGTAATGCTTCTGTTGATTATTCCAGTATTCAGAATATCGAAGTACATTTCAACGCTAACGAGCACGATCTAGCAATTATTACATTTGTAGGTCTAATACCTAGTGCAATCACGGATTACACCGGACAACCAGTTTTTATATCTATAGCCCATGGCCCAGAACAAGTAAACGAGTTTTATGGTTATGTTGCTTACATTGAACCAGAGATGGTCACTAGGCGTGGTTTGATTAACCAAAGCCCAGTACAAACCGCTAGGGCATATTGCTTTGGTTCTAGTTACGACATGAAAGCAAAACACAATCGTATTCGTACAGCCATAACTATTCCACAATTAGTAGAGCAACTAGCAGAAACTCATCGTTATTCATTTTCTGTACCAAATGACGGCTTCGTATTCCCTCGCCTTGTGCAACACGACGAGTCAGATTGGGATGTTTTAAACAAAGCCTGCCTCTCCCTTGGCTACTCTCTTGTTGTTAACGGAACTCACATACATGTTTATGATCCGCTAAAGGCAATTACTAGAGCAATGCCCTATGCGGAACTGGTCACCGTTCGAGGCACCGCTGGGGACTTGACACATAGACCCGGAAACATAATGGAGTTCAAAGGAACATTCGGTGATATAACTCCAGAAGGATCGTCTAACACCTACGAGTATCAATCATTAGATAATGACGGAAACATAGTAATAGTAGGAGAAACTGAACTGGACAATATTAGTTTTGGTGAGATCGTTCCACCACGTTTTAAAGATGTGGTCACTACCAATGCCACATCTCTAGAAGTTCTTCGTAAATACGCTAATTCTATGAAGCGCCTTATTTTCCCTTACCATGCCGACGTTGTGGTCACTGGGGTTCCAGAGATCGGACCGGGGTCCATTGTCAAGGTGGTCGGCTACAACTCACAATTCGATGGGTACTGGCTAGTCACCAGTGCCTGCCACAAGGTTTCACGATCTAACTTTATTACCGAGTTACACATCATTACAGATTCCAAAAACACCGCTGAACCTACTCTTATCAACCAAGAGGCGTACAAAGTGCCCCCCAACAGTATTTTGGTAAACGATAGATGGGTTTCTGAGAGGGAGTTCTTTAATGTATATAATTAATTACTTACCTTCTACTATTGGGACCCAGCCATGACCACAATTAAAATACCATTTGAGATTGTGCCAAATGACCCAAACAACCAGAGGTATGGTTCTGGAGGGGTATCGACAACAAGCGATCCCTTAAAAATGGCAGAACAACAAATTCTGGATGTACTTACCACCAGTAAAGGTGAACGGGTTATGCTCCCCGGATACGGAGCAAATCTTCGAGAACTAATGTTTGAACCTGTTGACGATTTGTTGTATCACGAGTATGAAGTAGACGCCTCACAGGAATTGTCTAGAAATGTAAGAATTGCCAACATACGTAGTCTTCGCATTCAGGGCGTCATAAGCGCTTTTGACCCAGAGAACTCAACTGTTACAGCCAATGTCATTTACGCTGTACCACCGTTTGGGGTAGCGGCGGCGGCTACTGTGTTTACTAGTCCTTCAAACATGACCGAGGAAACACCGACATGATTTTTGATTACACGAGTCGTGATTACACCACGATTAAAGATGACCTGACTACTCGTATGCTCAGGCAGTTGCCTGAATGGTCAACTACAGACTCAGGTGACTTTGTTGCGTTGCTCATCGACCTATGGGCTTACATGGGAGATGTACTTCATTACTATGTTGACCGTGCGGCAGGTGAGTCCTTTTTAGACACAGCAACTCAACGTGAAAGTGTCTTGGCAATTGCAAACCTTCTTGATTATGTTCCCGGTGGGCGTACCTCAGCACGTACAAGTGTTGCGCTTCAAATTGGTAGCGCCACCGCTTCAGATGCATCACCAGTATTAATTCCTGCTGGCACTCAGTTTTCCGCAAATCCACTTATACAAGGCACTTCTAAAGTTGTTTTTGTATCAGAAAGCAATGTTGGTATTAATACTTCCGGTGCATCATTTGAATACGGTGGGGTGGCTTACACAATGTTTCCATCATCCGCATCTGCCACAGTTGCGCTGGTAGAGGGTGAGCCAAAAACTGACACGTTTAATGCAACAACATACTCTGCTCAAACATTTACACTTTCTAGTAAAAATGTAGTAACAACATCTGTTGTCGTTACAACTAACGAAGGAACTAGTGGATCAGCAATAACTTACAAATATGTTCCACGACTCACATCATCCACTGGTTCTCAAAATGTGTTTACACTAGAAACTGACGCTGATGGCTTTGTAACAGTAATATTTGGTAATGGTGTCAACGGTCACATACCAGTTCCAAACTCTGTCATTACGGTTAACTACCGAAAAGGTCGTGGTGGTGTTGGAAACGTATCGGCAAACTCCATAACCACATTTACAAACTCACTTGGCACTGGACCGAATGGTGTATCTCGAAATGGTTTAATTATTGTTCCTAATAGTACACCTGCTTCTGGTGGCGCCGACGAAGAATCACTGGCGTCTATGAAACTAAACATACCTTTGGCGTTTAGGACTCAAGATCGTGCAGTTTCTCTACAGGATTATAAAGACCTACTTCTTAAAGTACCGGGTGTGTCTAGGGCAACCGCTTTTGTTGATGGTTCAAGTGTTGTACAGATTTACGCCGTTTCGGAACAAGGCAACTACGGTGCGTCGGCATCAATTGTTATGTCTACCTATCTTGAAGAATCAATAAATAACTTTCTTGAACCACGTGAGTTAGTTGGTGTAACAAAGAACATCAATACAACGGTTACGTTGACCCCTGTGTATATAACTATTAATGTGAATGTTCTTCCGGGGTATATTACGGAGTCTGTGGCTAGTAGCCTGTCAACTGCCGTTCTTGATTTGTTTTCTTTTGACAATGCGACATTTGGTAAAAGCGTTTCACTAGGAGAACTTTACAGAACATGTGCATCGGTAACTGGTGTGGATTATGTTGTAGTGACTCGTTTTAGAACCACCAGTACAGCCAGCGGACTTGACTCATCTGGGAGTTTTACAGGTGTGTCTGCTGGTGACTCAAGCATGTTAGTAATTCTTAATTCATCACAACCTACTTTCAATGTCACTGGTGGCATTACAAGCAGTTACGAGTAAAGGTCTATAGATGGCTCGTCAATCCTTTAGGCTTCGTAGAGATACTGCAACATCTGATTCAATTGGTGTTGGATCATTTAACCGTGGTACTTCGGCTATACAAAAATCAACGGGAGTTGTTTCTCCTGATCAGGACTCATCCATACGGTCGACGGGTCTAATTCTTGCATCCACCGTTTCAGATAACTCGTTTTTTGAGGCTAGTGCCAGCGACTACGAACAAGTTAAATTAAAGTTCTTGTTAACTGAAGACGTTGTTGACGTAAATGACATAGAAGAAGGTGAAACAAAGATAATTGGTGTACGCATAGTGCACTCATACACCGGGTACCCAGAGAACGTACTGGATGGAACGACCATTAAAGAGGCCAGTAGTCTTTTAGAGTTCACTGCTGAATCTGAACCCAATAGCAGTATTGTTTCATATCGTTTTAACCATGAAAATGTTCAATCAAACAAATGGTCTTATTATTCTTTGTTTGTTTTGTATAACCAAAGTGGTGTAGACGGGTCTTACTGGTACGAACGTGTTGCGTACTTAGAAGAATTAGTACCCGATAATAAAGGCTCTCAAGATGCAATTTGGAAGCGGATACCTGTTTACTATCGTGAGCAAGACACAAAATGGCCTGTATTTCAAGACGGTTCATACAAGGGACAACTTGAAAGAATGGTTAAGGTATTTGGTTTTGAGGTAGACCGTACTCGGACGTTATTTGATTCGGTTATGACTGGTTACGATCCCCAGTCAAATGAAGCAGAATCTTTAAATCAAATAGCCATGATGATGGGCTTAGAAGTTGGTATCGAAGATGTTGGTGTTTCCAAAGTACGCTCGGTTTTAAAGGACATTGGTCACCTACGTCGTCGCAAAGGAACAATACCTGCTGTAAAAGAGTACATTTCTGCTTTAACAAACAGCCGAGTGGATGTAGTCACTAGCGCATCGGCACCTTTTTACACATTTGCAGTACACGCTGAAAGATCAAACTTAATAGCCGACCCTGTGTTTGAAACATCTGGGGGAGGTATTCAGTACGCTGTGTACAGTGAGAACAGCACTACCACAGCATCAGCAATTGGTGGTATAACAATCACGGCTGGTGGAACTGGTACAAAAGTTGCTTTAGTCACAAAACTGGCAAGTCCCGACGAAATTGGAACCCCTTATTACATGTCTTTTGACACCATTTCTGGAGGGGCATCTTTTAGCGCTGGTTGGGCTAATGCGGCTTCAGTGTGGGCAAGTTGGAGCACCGTGTTCGACAGCACCGTAATGTCTGGAGGTTCAGCGCTAGATCGATCAGTTTGGCAAATGGAACCAAACACAGATTTAAACAACGAGGCACCTTCTAGGTACCCTGCTATTACTTTCTATTTAGGAGCAGGCCAATCCATAACACTAAGAAACTGGATGGTAGAACCCTATAGATATGGGGAATTCTTCTATGGTAATTCTTATGCCGGAGGGTTTTTGTACAACAATACTTACAAGGATATTACTTGGTCCGGAACAGAAAGCCAGTCTTATTCCGTATACACAACAAACCGTGTTAAAACATATGATGCCGTGGAGCGCTTGCTACCCCAATTACTTCCAGTTACATTGTTAGGTGGAGTTACGCCTAAATATCAAGTTTTATTTGATTGGATACCCGGAAAGAACCCATGAACTACCTAATCGGAGCACTAGCAGTTTACAAAACGATTCAAATACTTGATCTACTGGCTCCTAAAGAAGCCATGCCTTGGGTCAAAGTAATTATGGGAACTGCCATCTCTTATGCGTTTGCGGCTGGCCTACAGATTGATAACCTGTGGGTTGCTGGGCTGACTGTGGCTACGCTTGCAGGAGCGTGTCACGGTGTACTACGTTTAATCACCTTGCTTGGTGATTACGCCCAGCGCAAATCCGTAATTCGATAAGGAGCAGTACATGAAACACCTCATCTATGGGGTATTAGGTACAGGCAGTGGGGAACCACGGATCATTGAAGATTCATTGGCTGATCTCAAAGACTTTGACCGCATTGCCATAATCGGTAAGCGCCGATCAAATGAGACCGAGAAGGTCATCTACAACTGGCTCTTGGACAACCAAGTGGAGTATGTACTTCTGGCAGACATGTACGCACCAAAGGTTCTGCACGATTACGCTACAGAGATTGTGGAGTCTAACGGTGAGCACACCACGGACATGCTTGACTACCTTGAGGAAAACAAGGGAGCGCTTTTGTTGCTGTGGGACGACAGTGAAGCCACCACTCAAATCGTTCAAAATGCCAGCGACCGTAACATCCCGGTTTATGAACTCAACAATGGTCTGGTTCCGGTAGAAGCCAAGATCGAAAAGGTGAAAGATATGGAAGCCAAGCCCGTGCAGGTAGACGAAGTTGAGGTGGAACCATTCACCAAAGAAGAACTGTTAGAGATGCCTATCAACGTCCTAAAGCGACAGATAAAGGCTCTGGGCTTCAACACTGCCCCTACAGACACCAAGGTTGAACTGGTAGACCGTATTGTTGGGGTACAGCAGGTTGACGAAGAACCTAAGACTAAGTCAACAAACGCCGTGGCGGTGTTCTTTGGTCAAGATGGTGCAATCAATAAGACGCTCGTCTTGACCGACGAAGACATTAAGTATTTACTTAGTACTCGCCGTTAGTTGCCAGTGCCACTTCTTATGCATGTCGTCACGCTCCGCTAGGAAGTTAGCAATACCATCTTCCTTAGCCTTGACCGCCGATTCAAAGGCTTTACGAATTGTCTTAAGAACGTCCTCGTTTACTTTGAGAAGGGCCTCTGCCATAGCCTTTGGATTCGGGCTGACTTCCTTAGCCTCAACTGTGCGTAGGTCAACAAACTTACTCAGAGTGAATGGTGCGTATTCATCCATCTTGCGAATGTTCTCAGCAATCGGGTCTACGCTACTGTAAACGTCTTCATAGATTTCACCGAACAGCGCATGGTATTGGCTGAAGTCCGGACCTTCGACGTTCCAGTGGTAACCCTGAGCAACGAATGACATAGTCACTACGTCAGCCAAAAGGGTCTTTAGATCGTTGGTAAAAGCGCTCACCACTTAACCTTGTCTGCCCAATAAGCCGCAGACATCTTTCCTTTTGCGATGTTCTTGGAGTGACGTGCCTTAAAGGACTCACGGCGATTCTTGTACGACTCGGACTCGCCTTCCTTCTTTGGCGAACCTTTAACACCTTGCTGACCAAAGCGGATCAACTTAACTTGTTCTCCGTCCTTAGCCAAAACT